CACATCGCGGCGAATAACCTGGACCAACTAAAAGACGAGATCTACCGGGTGTGTTACCTGATGATGCAGGCAGGCAACGCCACTGGGGTTGGGGCACGGCAATCCGGACTTAGCAAGCAACTGGACTTCGTGGCAACGGAAGAGGTACTGCGGGCGTACGGGGCGGTGGTGAAGGAGACCATGACGCAGGTTCTGGGGGCCGTGGCGGCGGCGCGGCAGGACGAAGTAACGATTGAGGTTACTGGCCTGGACGATTTCGATATCGACGAGTTCGGGACGGAACTGGAGGATGCGAAAAACCTTCTGGCGCTGGGCATTGGATCGGCGACGCTGACGAAGCAGGTATTCAAGCGGTTGGCGCTGAAGTACCTGAGCGATGCGCGGCCGGAGGTGAAGAACCAAGTTGTGGAGGAAATCGAACGGACGGAGTACGGAAAACCGGGCGGCATTACAGATCCGGTAAGGCGGTAGCGAGCGGGCTGGAGACAGACGGGGAGGCAGCATGGGGCGGGCCGGCAAGTGGCCCGCCCCACGTATTTTGGGGAGGTTTATGGAAGGAATAGACGTTCAAGCGATTGTGCGGCAGGCGATCCAGGAATACGCGAGCAACGAACAGGCAAAGAGCGAACCTGCGTACAAGGCAGAACTGCTGGAAGAGCGCAAACGCCGGGAGCAGATGGAGCGGCGGCTCAACGAGATGGCGGAAGAGAACAAGCGGAGCCGGACGAAGGCGGAAGAAGCAGAGCGGAGTTCGGCGGTCCGGGCGGAACTGCAGCGGCTGGGAGTGTCCAAGATCGACCTGGCGTTCAAGGCAGTGCAGGACGGAATCGTCCGTTCGGAAGACGGGAGACTGGTAGCGCGAGGGGAGTCGGGAGAGGTGCCGGTGCGAGAGTATCTCTCGGCGTTCGTGAAAGAGAATCCGGAGTTTCTGCCAGCCCGGATTGCGGGAGGAACCGGGATGACGGGGAATCTCAAGGCGCCGCAGGCCGGAAACGAGTCGGTGAATATCGATCGAATCCGTCCGGGCATGAGTGCGGAAGAGATGCAGCGGGTGCGAGAGGAAATCGTGCGCGTGGCGTCGCAGACCCTGCGGGGACTGTAGAGGACAGCCGGCCGGAAGGCCGTAACAAAGAGAAGAAGAGGAGAGAGAATGGGAGCAATTACTACAACTAACGTCGCGAGTGCGATCGTGAAGCTGGTGGCGGCGGAGGCTTTGCCGGTGCTGGTTGGAAACCTGGTGATGGGGAACCTGGTGAATCGGGACTACGAGCCGTCGCTGGCGCAATCCGGCGACACGATCAACGTGCCGATTCCGCCGCAGATGACGGCGAACAACATCAACGACGCCACGGGCGGTACGGTTACGCTGCAGAATCCGAGTCTGGGGAACGCGCAGATCGTGCTGAATACGCACGCCGAAGCAACTTTCCAGCTTCCGGATGTGACGAAGGCCCTGGCGGTGCCGGACCTGCTGAAGATCTACCTACAGCCGGCGGTGGCGGCGATCGCGCAGAAGATCGAAGCGGACCTTCTGAACCTGTACGCCGGATTCACGACGAACGCGCCGGTTGGCACGGCGGGCACAGCGATCACGGAAGCCACGATCGACGCGGCTGAGACGGCTCTGTTTCTGGCGAAGATACCGCCATCGGAGCCGAAGTACATCGTGGTAGACGCTGCGTCGTATTCGGCCTGGCGGCAGATTCCGCGATTCAGCGAGTACCAGACGGCGGGCGACGCCGGACTGCAAGCGCTGATCGACGGCAGCATCGGCAAGGTGAAGGACTTCTACGTGTTTCGGTCGCAGTTCGTGCCGAAGACGGGGACGACGACAATAAACACTCACAACCTGGCTTTCACCAAGGACGCCATCGGCCTTGTGGTGCGGCGGCTGCCGCAACCGCTGCCGGGGACGGGCGCCATCGCCGAGTATGCCGAGATGGGGAACTTCGGCATGCGGGTGGTGATGAGCTACCAGCCGAACACGCTGGCTCAGCAGTTCACTGTGGATGTGCTGTATGGCTGCGGCATTCTGCGGAACGCGGCGGGCGTACAGGTCAACACCTAGGCCGGGGATCGAGACCCGGGATGGCGGCTCGGTTCAGGACTGGGACGGAGCCGCCAGAGACTGAAGTGGCGGGACGGGGAGGCGGGGTGCCAACCCGTCCCACAGAAGGCTGACGGGAACAAGACGGGAGGATGGAATGGACTTGAAGGCGTATTACGCGAAGGTTCGAGAGACGGCGGCACGCTATCCGGAGAAGGACGTAGTGATCGTGAGTCGCGCTACCGGAGACGGCGGCAAAGCGGGCGTGTACACGGAAGTTCCGAGGGAAGTGGCTGCGGCGATGGTGGTAGAAGGCACTGCGGATGTGGCAGCGACAGACGCTGCGGAGGCATTCCGGCAGGCACGGGCGATCGAGAAGCAGCGTGTGGAGAGGGAACAGGCAGCCGCGAAGATGCCGCTGTCGGTGGTGACGACCGCAGAGTTACAGCGGCTGATGGGAATGCGAAACCAGGAATAATACTATGGCCCTGTTCACGGACGGTGTACCTTCGACAGTCGACGATCTGGCGGCGCTGGATTCGCAGCTCCTCAACGTGGCTCACGCGGAGGGGATCGATGTGACGCAGAAGCTGACTCTGGCACAGATTGATCTAGGTCTTGAACTTACCACGCTGCTCACAGCAAACACATACTACGGTCAGTGGTTCTGGGTTACACCGAGGCCGAACCTAAGTTCCGTAGTGGTGACACCTCCGCTGAAGCTCTGGCACACATATCGCTCGCTGGAGATGGTGTACGGCGATGCGTACAACAGCCAGCTCAACGACCGGTACGGGGGGAAGCGTGACCAGTTTCGCAGGATGGCCAAGCAGGCGTACGAGAAGCTGAGGGAGATAGGGCTGGGAATTGTGACGGCGCCGCTACCTGTAGCGTCGCCTCCGCAAGTGGTGGCGGCACAGGCAGCCGGCGGTGGGAACCTGCCGGACGGGACGTATTTCGCAGCCATATCGTGGGCGAATGCGGCAGGCGAGGATGGCGCGGCATCGGAGCCGACGGGTGTGACGACCGCCAGCAGCACGTTTCTAGTGGAGGCAGGCAACCCGCCCGGCACAGCGACGGGGTGGAACGTGTACGCGGGGACGGATCCGAACAACCTTACGCTGCAGAACGCTACGCCGGTCGAGGCGGGGGTTTCGTGGGTCCAGCCGGGCGTGCTGGGCGGCGCGGGGCGTCAGCCGGGAGCGGGCCAGACATGGAACTACCTGAGACCGATACCGCGGGTAATTCAGAGAGGATAAGATGCCGGGAATCGGAAGCCAAGCGGCGGGGATGGTGGTCAAGCTTCTCTCGTCCTCCAGCGGAGTGAGCGCCTATCTGGCGAATCAACAGGATGGCGGAGGAGCGAGCGACTCGGCGCCGGCGGAGATTCCGATCCGTGCGCAAAACGTAGCGGCGGACTTGGCGGAAGCCGGCGAAATCGTGCGGTATCCGACGATTCAGGTCTACTGCGAGAAATTGGCGAACAGCCTGATCGAGAAATTCCGGACGTTTTCGGGAACGGCGCAGATGGTGGTGGAGGTCCGGCACTCGCAGGACCGGCTGCAGGATCTCCAGGAAGGTCTGGAGCGGTACACGGACGCACTGACGCAGGTTCTGGACGGGAACCGCGGGGACTGGGGATCCGGCATGTTCTACGCCGGGGGCTATCAAGTGGCGTACGGAGCCGTGAAGCACGGTGGAAGGAACTACATTCAAGTGGCAAAGGTCACTTTCGAGATTGGAGTGAGCATTAGCTAGTATGGCCTACATATCTTCAAACGCGAACCGCTTCTACACGGCGCTGGAGAGCGCGTACGGAAGCGTGGCGACAATCACAGCAAGCCACCGGATACCGGCGGTGAAGCTGACGGTGCGGAACCAGGCCGAGGTGACCAACCGGAAAGACAAGACAGGAAGCAGGACATTCCCGGGCCTGCCGGCCGGGGGGCGGCGCCGGACGGCTTTCGAACTGCAGACCTACCTGACGAGCTGGCAGAAGTCGAGCGCCGCAGCCCCGGCATACGGCCCTCTGTTTCAGGCGGCATTGGGCGCGGCACCGCAGAGGTTCGCAGGGGGTACGGTGGCTTCGGCGACGTCGGGTGGCGGGCTGGCGTTCGCAGCAGCGCATGGGCTGAACGTGGGTCAGGCAGTGTCGTCAGGAGGAGAGCTGCGATTCGTGGCGGCGATTGTGGATACGGCGACGGTTCAGCTGAACGCTCCATTCAGCGTCCCCCCGGCCACTGGTGCGGTGCTTGGGGCGGCAATCACGTATACACCTTCGACGGAACTGCCGAGCGCCAGCATCTTCGACTACTGGGACCCGTCGACCGCGGTGCAGCGGCTTCTGGCTGGGGTGGCGGTGGACCAGTTGGAGATCCTGGTGAACGGCGATTTTCACGAGTTCCGCTTCAGCGGGATGGCGCAGGACATTGTGGACAGCAGCAGCTACGTGGGGACGGTGGCCGACGCGCAGAGTTTTCCGGCAGAGCCGGCGGTGCAGGCATTCGACTACTCGATCGTTCCGGGCAACCTGGGGGAAGCGTGGCTGGGGAGCACGCCGAGGCAGTTCTTCACGATTACGAATGCGTCATTGGTGCTGAAGAACAACCTGGACCTTCGGATGCATGAGTTTGGAACCAACCTGCCGCAGTGCATATCGCCGGGACAGCGGACGGTTACGGCAGCCATCGACCTATACAGCCAGGACGACACGGCGACGGCTGGTTTGTATCAGGCCGCGCGGCAGCAGTCGCCCGTGAGCGTGATGTTCCAGCTCGGCGAGGTGGAGGGTCAAGTGATGGCGGTCTACATGAACAGCGTGATACCACAAGTCCCGGAGTTCAACGATGGCAAACACAGACTGCAATGGCAGTTCCGGCCGTCGCGAGCGCAGGGCACGGTGGACAACGAACTTACAGTTGCATTCGGTTAGCCATGACTTACGAGAGCGTTCGCGAAGTGGATTCGGGGCTCGCACCGGGGGTCACCTATGTGGTGGCGCGGATGTCCTTCGGTCGCCGGGTGGAGCTGATGCGGCGGGTACGGGAGTTGGCAGGGAAGAGAGAGTTCCTGAACGCCGGGGATGACTCTGGCGGGAAGATGGACGGAGCGCTTCTGCAGGCGGAGATTGACCGGCTGTATGTTGTCTGGGGATTGAGGGAGGTTCGCGGGCTGACAGTGGACGGGGCTGCGGCGACTCCGGAGCGGCTGGCGGAGGCGGGACCGGAGGACCTCTTCCGAGAGGCTCTGGCAGCGGTGCGGGCGGAAACCGGGCTGAGTGCGGCGGAACGAAAAAACTGATTGTCGCCTTCCATTTCCAATTCTCAAACCAGGCCGGTTGGAGGTGCGACACGTGCAGGAAATCCGGACTGGAGAAGAAGCGACGGTGCGGGTGGCTGCGCTGGAGCCGGGAGGACGGCGGTGCGCCGGTGTGGGCGAGGAACGACGTTGTGCTGCACGAGTGCCCGACATCGTACATCACGGCGGAAAGCGAGAGCCTGGTAGAGGAGTACCTGGTGCGGCGGCGGCTGGGGGGCTTACAGTTCTCGGAGCTGACGGCGCGCCAGGCCGAGGCCTTCCTGATTCTCGAGAAGGCACTACTGACGGAGATGAAGCATGGCCAACAAGACAGACGAGCGGCTGCTAGATAGTTTCCTCGAGGCGTCGGGGAGTCAGACGGGCAGCCAGGATGATCTCCAAAGTGTCGCAGACGAACTCACGAAGGCGATGGGGCTGGAAGCGGCGCCGGAAGCCGCGGGCGGGAGTACCTCGACTGCGCAGGGGCAAGCCAGCGGCGATCTGTACGGAGAGTCGGGGACGGCAATCGGGTCTAGCGTGCACAGCAGCGGCACAGCGAGCACGGGGAGCAGTGGGGGGACGTCGTTCGGATCCGTTGCCACGACGTTTCTGGAGAGCGGACTCGGGATCGTTCCATTGATCAGCGGATTGCTTGGGCTGTTCAGCGGGGGATCTCAGGTTCCGCCGGCACTGGAGAAGTACGCGATGCCGTCGGCAATCTCGTTTGAGAGCGCCGACACTGGGGGTGGCCTAAGCGCGTCGGATTTCGATCAGATGGGCGCACCGCGGCCGTACGCCAGTGCGGCGGACTCTCCGGGGGCGGCTGGCGGTGGAACTGTTGCGAGTTCGAGCATGGGGGGACAAGGCGTCGGGACTTCGGCCGGCGGAGGGATGGCGGCTGCGCCACAGATCTCGGTGACGGTGCAGACGATGGACGCGCAGTCATTTCTGGACAACAGCGACCAGATCGCGAAGGCGGTTCGGGGCGCAATGCTAAACATGAGCTCGATTAACGACGTAGTCAACGAACTCTGAAAATGGCTACCTTTCCGAAACTGAAGACCAATGCCGTGGCGCAGTATCCGGTGACGCGGGCCCTGCGATATCAGAACCAGACTGTGCGGTTCCTGGACGGAACCGACCAGCGATATCGGGACGGGAGCGGGCCGTTGCACCGCTGGATCATCCGGCTGAGCGCACTGGACGAGGGGGAACTGGCGGCACTGGAGGGATTCTTCCTGACCAATGCTGGGCAGTTCGGAAGCTTTGTCTTCGTTGATCCGTGGGACGGAGCCTCGTACTCGAGTTGCAGCCTCGCGAGCGATCAGATGGATCTGACGGCTGTGGCGGAGATGCAGGGGCAGACGAGCCTGACGGTCGTCGAGAACCGGACATAGATATGTTTCCACAAATGTCAACAGGAGCGCTGAGCCAGTTTCCTCTGCGCAAGCGGCGTCTGACACGAACCGTGATAAACACCACGGCGGACGGCCGGACTATCAAGTCCCAGGACATGGCGGCACAGACAACCGAATGGCAACTGCAGTACACCGGCCTGAGCGATGCGGAGTTGATGACGCTGGCGCGGTTCTTCGGGTCGGTGGAAGGCTCGCTGAATGGATTCACGTTTCTGGATCCAAATGGAAACCTGCTGGCATGGAGCGACGACCCAAGCCAAGTGCAGTGGCAGAAGGCCTCGTACCTGACGCTAACGGGCGGGGGCGCCGACCCAAGCGGGGGCATGCGTGCGTGGCATGTGGTGAACTCGGGAGCGGGCGCGCAGAGCCTAACGCAGACATTGAACGCACCGGCAGTGTATGTCTACTGCCTGAGCGTGTATGCAAAGGCGGCACAACCCGCGACGATGGCGCTTCTGCTGGGGAGTCACCGGGCGGTGTGCACATTGGGAGCGGATTGGAGCCGCCTCACACTTACGGGCACGGGAGATGTGGAAGCGACATCGGTGAGCTTCGGGATCGAACTGCCTGCAGGAGCAGCGGTCGATCTTTACGGCCTGCAGGTGGAACCGCAGGCGTCAGCATCGGCCTACAAGAGCAGCACCGCAGGGGGAGTTTACGAGAATGCCCACTTTCTGGACGATGCCTTCACTTACAGCTCGACCGACGTAAACCGGAATTCTACAACCGTGACTATTGTGTATGCAAACCATCTCTGAGCTTAAGGAACTGGCGGTCACCGATACACCGATCATGGTGTTCGACTGCACCCTGTCGAGTGGCGCGATGGAGCACTGGAGCACGCACGTGGTGACTATCGGATCCACGACCTATGATGCGCGGGTGTTGCAGCACAGTGCATTTGACATCCAGACGGCATCAGATCAGGGCGTGGACGGAAGTCCGAAGATATCGCTTGTGCTAGCGAACGCCGACTCGCACTTCTCGGAAGTCGAGCGTGCAACGGGGTGGAAGGGTGCCAATCTAACAGTCGGGTTCCTGTTTTACGATCTACGGAACGACGTGCCGCTAACGGAGATGACCGTGATCTTCCAGGGGATATGCAATTCTCCGGACCAGATCAAGGAGGCGACGATTCGCCTGACGGCGATCAACCGGATGAACCTGCAGCGATTGCATCTCCCGGAAGTACGGATCCAGCGGAGGTGTCCCTGGATATTTCCAGCGACAGATGATCAGCGAACGGAGGCCGTGGATGGCGGAGTGGACGGCAAGTACTCGCTGTACTACCGCTGCGGTTACTCAGCTGGCGCATCGGGAGGGGCCGGGAGTCTGAACGGTTCGACGCCCTACACGACATGCGGCTACACGCGGGCGGATTGCCAAGCCAGGGGGATTGCGCAGAGATTTGGTGGGCTGGAGTACGTGCCGCCGGCGATCGCGGTTCGTGGTTACGGAAAAGACTGGTCCACGTCGGCGCTCTCGGTGAACCAGGCCAGGTACAACGACTATGTGCCGATGATTTACGGCACGGTGTGGATCGAGCCGCTGGTGGTGTTCGCACGAAACGACGGCAATCTGACGCGGATGGAAGTCCTGCTGGGTATCGGGCAGATTCAAGGCGTCGTCACAGTGTTGGTGGACGACGTACAGATCCCCGTGGGGGTTTCCGGCCAGAACATGACCGGCACGGGCTGGTACAACCTGATCACATCGGGCACGCGCGATGGAGCGTATGATCCGAATTTCACGAACCCGGACGGAACTCCTGCAGGGGACCCGTACGGGAGCATGGCATACCTGGCAGTGATTGTGCCAAACCAGCTGAGCACTGGGAACTCACTGCCAACAGTGCGGGTTTTGGTACAGGGGCTGATCGTTCCCACTTACGCAGCCGACGGGACATACCTCAGCGACCAGTTCTCGAATAATCCAGCGTGGATACTGCTCGACGTGCTCCGGAGGAGCGGCTGGACGGCTGCTGAAATCGATCTGACGAGCTTTGCCGCGGCGGCGGCCTACTGCGACGAACAGATCCAGTCAACGGACCTGAACGGCAACCCGATCACTATCACGCGGTTCCAATGTAACGTCGCAATCCAGAAGCGGAAGAGTGCCGGCGATGTAGTCCGCGGCGTTCGCAATGGAGCGCGCCTGTACCTGACGTACGGGGCCGGTGGAGTGCTGCAGCTTCAGGTGGAGAATTCGCTGGCGTTGCAGCAGCCGGCGCGGAGCGCCTACACGAACAGTACGGCAGCACTTGGCGGAGGATGGCCTGCATACGAGTTCGGGGATGGTACCAGCGGAGTTTCTGGCGTACTGAGGCGACAGAACGGCGAACCGAGCGTGATCATCTCGGCGCGCAGCATCGCCGACACGCCAAACTGTCTCACGACCGACTTCCAGGACGGATTGAACAGCTACCAGCAGGATAGCTACACAGTGGTTGACCCGGACGACATCGCACTGGCGGGACAGACAGTCACCGCAACCCTCATGGCGGTCGGGCTTGCGAACTACGACCAGGCCGCCCGGATACTACAATTCACGTTGGACAAATCAGTCAGCGGAAACACATACATACAATTCGACACGAGCATCAGAGGGTTTGGAATCAAGCCGGGTGACATAATCACGGTGACGTATCTGAACCAAGGGTTCAATCGCCAGCCATTTCGAGTACTGAAGATATCACCCGCGACGAACTACCGGACCTGCACGATTTCGGCACAGATTCACAACGACGCCTGGTACGCGGACTCAAACGGCCAGCCCACGTCGGCGCCGGGTTCAGTACTGCAGGGGAGCGCCGGAGTTGGAGTGCCGCGACCGCTGGTCGGCGCCGCGATTGATGCGAACGGCAACATGCAGTTCGGGATCTCGGAAACCGACGCCAGCAACAGCGATGGCACGATGGCGACGAGGCTGTCAATTAGCTTTTTTGCGCCCAGCAAGCCTTGCACCGGACTGGGCACCGAGCCGCCCTGCGTTCCGCTGATTGACCTAGTTCCTACGGTGGGTACGGGCGGGACGCTAGCGGGTGGCCAAGCGCTGTACTATGCAATTTCGGCTGTGAATAGTTCGGGGGACGAAAGCGCGCCCTCCTTTATTGTGCAGGCGGTGATTCCACAGGACGATCATAGCGTGACGCTGACGGGACTGAGCTTTTCCGCCAGTACAATCGGATTTCAGGTATACCGCGGAACGACCCCGGCGAACCTGCTGCGGATCGCCTCGAACCAGGCGGTTGCCATCGCGTTCACCGATCGCGGTCTGAGTGACGAACTGATCTCACCACCGGACGTCAACTTCGATCACGCAAACTTCTACTGGCGGATGGAACAGGTGCCGGAAAGCGGTGTGACGATCCACTCTCCTACAACGGTTGGCAATGGAACGCTGCAACTGCCCGCAAATGCCTACCGGGGGATGACTGTGCGGATCACGAGGGGACTCGGAGCCGGGCAGGAGCGAACCATCTCGGCGAACGATGCGATCAGCGTGACGGTCTCGACAACGTGGATCGTGGAGCCAGACGCTACCAGCTTCTTCGTAGTGGCGGAGGCGGGCTGGCACTTTGCGGCCATGACGAAAAGCAGTCCAGTCCAGTTCGAAGTGCCGAACCTGGCGGGCGAGGTAGTGCAGATTACGGGCCTTGCGGCCAACATCAACGACGCTGAGTGCGCAGCGGCGCTCTCGCTGGTCACTCGTTGGCAGATCGGAGGTTCGGGGACCTCAGACGCCGATGTTCCGGGGGTCCCCTTCTTCGGGCTGCGTCCTGGCTCTAGTGGCGGGAGTGTGGAACTCAGTGGTGTGTCGTTTGCGGACCTCGCCAACACGCAAACGGTGTCTTCGGCGACGCTCACGATGTACTGCTGGGACGAGCTTCAGGGAGCGCCAACGACGGTCCTAGCGAGCGCTCTAGGTAGTGCGGAGACAACGCTGAGCCTCAATACGCCAGGGCCAGGCGAAGCGGGTACAATCCTTCAAATTGAAACCGAACTGATGCGGGTCACAGGGACGGCCAATGCGGGTGCTCAGTACATCGTCGAGCGGGGCGTGCAGGGGAGTCAGTCGGTGGCGCACGTGCTTGGCACGCTGGTGTACCACCTGGCGGAAAGGACGGTGATCGCACCATTCCCAGATGGGTTCTTCGGTAGCCCCTACTGTGGAAGCTGGAACTTTCCGATCCTTCTGCCGGACATGCGTGTGGCTAGTGGGCTACTCTTCGTAACCAACTCACGAGGCAACAGCCCTATAGGGACCGCGCTTCTGACGCGCTCGACAGATGGCGGTTTGCGGACGCTTTCGGGCGGACAGTTCACAATTCAAGTGGATGGGTTTCTGGCGGTTGATCAATCCGTGGCTCCAGCGCTTGTCGTGGACACAGCGCGCTCGGTGCGGGACGTGTTCGCCATATTGGGCACGGCGGCTGACGCTCCCGTACAACTGCAGCTGAACGTCAACAGTACGGCGTACTGCCAGGTGGCGTTTGCAGCTGGAGCAACCCTGTCGAGCGTGGTGGACGGCAGTACGCTCCCTCCCCTGGCGGCCGGCGTTCAACTGACCCTTTCCGTCTTGACGGTGGGGCATGTGCTTCCGGGAGCCAATCTCACCCTCCTAATTCGACTCTAATGAGCGGACAACTTACCAAACTGCGTCCAGACCGGGACCTGCAATGCTACTTTCTTGAGCCCTCTGCGATCGCCGCTCTCAGTAGAACGAGCGCGACGGGATTCACGCTGTCGGGTTGTTGGAGACAGCAATTCGACTGGGCCGTGCTGGAGTGGAACCGCGACAACGTCTTCGAGCACCCGACCTTGCGTAACCTGCCAGACGGCGATCTCAGTGGCGTTCACCTGAGTTACCAGGAGACTCGAACCAATTGTGTTCCGGTTGATTCGACTCTGTATCCCACTGTGGACTGGCCGTACCTGAGGGTCTGGGTGGAGTCGGGGGGGACGGAGACTATTCACCGGGTGAACTTGGCAAGCCATTCCACGCCAGTCGGCCAGTTTGCTCAGGCCACAGCAGAAATGCAGCTCCAGGGCGCGCCAACAGTCGGAGACTACATTCAACTGGCTTGGTTGGATCAGCACTTCTACTATGTCATCACGACTGGCGACACGTTGGCTTCTGCCGCATCGAATCTGGCCGCCAATATTACCGCGGGCCAACTCAATGGACAAGTGTCGGCGGTTGCTAGTGGCACGCTGATCACGCTGACCTATTTGGGCCAGTCGGGCTCTAATGGCAATCGGATCGGGGTATACGGTACAGTGCAAGGGGCGGGAACGCAGTCCTGGACTCCGGCGTGGACGAGCTTCAGGGGGGGCGTTTCGCCATCGACGTGGCAGATCGACCTGGACTTCGGTAATCTGGTGGACATCAATGGGATTGTGATTGCAGCCACTGCCGTGCGGAAACTGCGCTGGACGTATGCGGCGGATCTGCAGCCCGGCAGTTTCGCCAGAAGTGAGTTCTCGGTTGTTGTCACCGACTGGCAGGTGACGGGGACCAATTTGTTGTACAGCGTTTCGGGACCAGGAAGCCGGAGGATCGAGAACGATTCCTACGCAGTGTCGTATCTGGGGTCTTGGGCAAGCGAACTCGGGAACTACTCAGGCGGGTCGATCCACTGGACGACAACACCGGGGGCTTCGTTCGTATGCTCATACTCCTCAGCTGCGCAGCACTGGCTGTATCTGGGTACGAGGTGCCTGGACGGAGGCGCTCGGGTTTCATTGCAGGTAGACAGCAGTCCAGCGGTCCCTATCAACTTGGAACTGGCGGGCGAGGACGTGCTGACCCGGGTTCCCTTGGGGACCCACTCCGGTGGTGTCGCGCACACTGTCACCGTGACCCACACCGGAGGCACCGGTACCAGTCTCTATTTCGATTTCGTGGAAATCGCGTTTCCCACAACCGATCTTCCATCATTTGCCACTGTGCCGGCGACCAGCCTGGCTACAGATTGGGACACGAATCACTCGCTGTGTCTCGCGCCCGAGCGAACGGCGTGGATAATTGAAGCTCTGGGTTTTCGCAACCGGGTCAATCACTATGCGGGCGCCCTGTGGTTCTATGAGTTGTGCGGATCGGGTCAACAATACGCGTCGGCGACGGTTACGTTTTCAGGCACGCCGCAGTTTGCCCCAGGAGCCATCACCGAACTGGATCTCGGGCCAACATGCATCCAGCACGCAAATCTGCTCGGCGATACCGCTGAGTCGATAGCGGTGTGTCTGGCTCTGCTGGTTAATGCGGGTTCCACCGGCGTGTGGGCAAGTGCCGATGGTGGCACGCTGACAGTCACTTCGCGCCAGATCGGGCTGGCTGGAGACAACCTCACCATCGCGGTTCAGACCAACAGCACGGCTTTCACGGGTACGGCTAGTGGAGCGACGCTGACCGGCGGCGCCGATGGCAAGTGGGTGACTGATGTGATGGCGACGCCGCGGCTCAACCGCGCTGCCCGCGATTGGAACTCGAGCTTTTGCTTAGCGCTAAAGGAATTTGGAATTGAGGTCACGACTTCGTTCAGCATGGAGCTTGGGAACGGCGACGACACGACGGCGGCCGGGATCGCGCAGCGGTACCCTAGCGGCAGTCCGGTGTGGGTGAACACGCCGGCGCTGCAGACCAACTTCTCGCCGCAAAGCACCGGCTTTTGGAGGCAGGTTTACGCGGACATGGCAGGGATCATGAACAGAGCTGGTCTGACGCCGTACCTGCAGTTTGGCGAGGTCCAATGGTGGTATTTCGCCGATGATTCAGGGATGCCCTTCTACGACACCTACACCACCACATCATTCCAGCAGACCTACGGGCGCCCAATGGCAATAATCGCCAGTCAAAGCGCCGATCCCAGCAGTCTTGCGGAGGAATGTGCGTTCCTGTCGCAACTTATAGGCGCGTTTTCGATGGCCATCATGGCGTTCGTGCGGCAATCTCATCCGGCCTCGCTGTTCGAGGTCTTGTACCCTCCAGATGTGAACGACACGGCCTTGAACCAACTGGTGAATTTCCCCTTGCCGGAGTGGACTCCCGCAAACCTGGCGTGCCTCAAGACGGAGAACTTTACCTATACGGGAGACCGGAATCTGGACAAGGCGCGGGAATCGATCAACTTCCCCATGCATGTCGGATTCCCCCCTACGCAGGCTAGCCATCTGACCGGGATTGGCGACTACACTACCCCTTGGGCGAAGGAGCGGCGGCTCGCTATCGGAGCGGGAGTCGAATCCGTAGTACTGTTCGCCCTTGACCAGTTCTGTCTGATCGGCTACGAGTTGCCCCTCGATGTCGGGCGCCGAACCGCAGGCTTCCAAGGCGCCTGAACTATGCCTGCGCATTCCGATGATGTCGATCAGTCATTCCGATTTGATGCCGATCAGATCGGAGCGAAGCGACGCAGGGCTCTTTCAGTGTGAGGTAGTGATCGACAT